GTTTTCTTGGTCCGAGTGGCGAGACTTGAACTCACGGCCTCTTGACCCCCAGTCACCGAAAAACGACGGAATATCAACGGGAAATCGTTTGATGGGGGTAACGAGGGGGTAACAGAAAAATTATATTGCATCGGTGATTTTTCGAAGGTCGGTGATGTTAACATCTTGATAATACCGCAGCATTTCGGGGCTTGCGTGACCGATCAGCTCGAGTTTGTCCTTGTCCGACGCCTGAATGTTTTTCATCAGCGTCGCGAACGTATGACGGCATGTATGGGGGGAATACTTGTGCCGCTTGTTCTCAATCGGATTGTCAATGCCGATTGCCTTTAATGTGGGATAGAAAACCTCGTCTCGGAAATAGTCATACCTGAACGCTTTTCCTTCTTCGTTGCAGAATAACGCGCCGGATATCTTATCTTTCGACAGCCGGTCTATGATGGGCTGAATCTTGGGGGATATCGTGACGGTTCTATTCTTGCCCGCTTCAGTCTTGATACCAGCGCGAAGCACCTTTTCTTTCTTGTCGTAGTTATCAATCGACAGGCCGAGAAATTCTGTAGGGCGGAAGCCGAGGTAACACATGCAGTAGATATAGTCGGCGTATGGAATCACGCCGCACGCCTCTTTTATCTTCTCGATCTGGTCGGCATCAAAGCTCGCGCGCGGCGCGGCGTTTTCGCCGGTGACGGTGAGATACGGGGCCATACTCATAGGGGCATATCCGCGCGGAACGGCATACTTGTAGATCAGGCTGCACACGGTGCGCATATTCTTTTTCGTCTGTTTGGCGCGCGGGCAGTCATCAATGCATTCTTGGATGTCATCAATCTCGACCGCGGCCAGCTTCATAAATTCGATCGGTGCAAAATACTTTTCGGCAGCGGCGTAGCAATTCAGCGTGGACTTGTCGGCGCGATGCGTTGGGAACCAAAGCTCATATGCCTTGCGCCAAGTGATATCCTTTTCACGGGGCTTTTGCGTCCGCAGCATGGGGATATATTCTAAGGCTTCTCGTTTTGTGCGGAAGCCGCATTTTTTCGCTTTCACGCGGGTCAGCTTGCCGTCTTCTTCACGGTAGCCTTTGGTGATTTCGGCTACCCATGAAGAGCCGCGCTTATAGACCGTCCCCGTCCCGTTGCCGCGTTTTGTGGCTTTTCGGTCGACAGATGCTTGCTTTTTTCCGCATATAGGACAAAACAGCGCGCCATCCGGCAGCGCTGCTTTACATTTGATGCAATTCGCCATGTCAGCCCCTCCAAAATCCATAGTCGACGCAGTGCATATCGATATACAAACCCCATGCAGCCAGCAACACCACCATGATAAACAGAATTAAAATCACGCCGTTTCGGATACGGACGCCGCGCCGCATGATCTCAATGGTATCAGCCTTTGCGTCAACATGGCGTTCCAACTCATCATTGCGCGCCTGCAAAGTTTCCTCGGTCGGCGTCAAGTGTTCGGAAATTCCGAATATTTCATCAAGGGATATGCCGAGCACCTTGCAGATCGGCGCGACGGTATAAATGGACGGGGCTTTCGACAGCTTGGAAAAGAAGTTCTGGACGGTGGACAGCGGCACGCCGGAAGCGTCGGAAATGTCCTGATAGGTCAGTTTCAGTTCTTCTTTACGGATTCTACACAGCTCTTGAATGTTCATTTATATCACCTTAACTTTTCCGGTTTTCGTACTTTTGGGGTGCCAAAAGTGGGTCTGTCGAACGCGGTCGAATGCCGTCGTGTTGCAAGGTCTTGGTATTGAAGTGGTAAGGTAAAGCGCGATATGGTCAAAACAAGCAGCGGCGACCGCTCCCCGCTGCTGCCGAAAAGCCCTCGCCGGTGTTGCAGAGGCGGCGAGGGCTTTTACTTAAATATCCGGGAAAGAATCTTTTGGCACTATATCAGTGCTCATATTCCCGTTGGATACTTTATAGAGAGTAAGCGTCCAACCGTAAACCATCTCGTCATCTGCGGTAAATTCAAACATTTCGTTGCATTTGAAGTACTCGGTGTTTTCACCAAACTTATATTCTTTCCCGTACCAGTCCGAACCATACGCATAATAGATTTCGTATGTCCCGAGAGGAACATCTACTTCGGCACTTTTTGCCGACACGAGGAAAGACATCGCTCCGTTAGATATTGCCTCTCTGTCGATTGGGTTTAGCACGATATAGAAATTTGAGCCGCCGGCGGTTTGTACTGTCAAAGGTGCGACCTGATCGCCAGACGGATATGTGACAATCTGTCCGTTTTGAATGGGCACAGGCTGCAATGGAACGAGCCTGCCGCCCCCGCCGCCAGTTGTTTCAGTTGTTGACTTTATTGGTGGGGTGTCATTCATGTCAGATTCTTTCAAAGGGACATCTTTTTCGATTGAAATCCAGATGACCCCGCAGATGACGAGCGCGAAGCACAATGGTTTCAATGCTGCCAGCAGAAGATCAACTTCCGGAGAGCGCCGCTTCCTATTTGGCTGCTTCTGCCTGTTTCGCTTGGCTTCGTTTTCTAAAACCATTTGACGATAGACGCGGTATTGCTCGACGGTCATTCCCATCATGAACGCGTCGTATTCTTCTTGCGTCATTTGCGTTAAGTCGGGAGATTCGTCAAATTCATCAACTGTTGGTTCAACGGGGTGATCATGGATATCGCGTGAGGCGGATTCCGGATCAACCTGCGTCGAGGCTTCTGATACCGCCTCTTCAGGGGCAGGCTGCTTTGACTTAGAGGACACCGCCTTAATGACTTTCTTTACTTTGCGGTGCTGGTAGTGCGCTTGCTTTTCAAAATAATTTGGGTCGGTATACAATCCCACGTGCAAGACCTCCTAAAACCATTCCCCGCGGTGAAATGAACCGCGGCGCGGTATATGATAAGTGGAACTATTTACATACGGAGGATAAAAAGATGAACGACAAACAACGCCAAGAGTACTTAACGATGTCAGATGCGCAGAAAAAGGAGTTTTTGCGAAAAGAGGTTGAGCGGATCGCCGCGCTGCCGGAAAGCGAACACGACGCGGCCTTTGATGCGCTGCGCGAGGCCGTCATGCCGAAAATCACCGATCTTCCGGTGAAGGGGAGCGATCTGACCTATGGTGAATATTGTCAAAAGGAAGGTCTCGATTGGCGTACAGGGGAACCCAACCGCGCATGAGGTCGCCATAGGGCACGCAGAACGCAGCGGCGACGCGGCGCAGCTCCTCGTCGGTGGGCGCTTCCAGCCCCAGTGCGATATTCCCCGCCATGTTAAAGTCGCAGCCGATGATCTGCTGCAACGTGGCCGTTGGGACCTTATACTGCGCGGCCAGAATCGCGACAGGGTGCGGCGACCAGATGCGCGCGGTATCCATATCTACATATGGGCGCTTGCTTTCATCATTGAAAGCAGGCGCTTTTTCTGCGTCGCTTTCAGATAAATCACCGCTGTCCAATTCCTCAAGGGTTACGCTGAAATAGTCGGCGATCTTTCTTGCGGTATCTAATTTTATGGTTCTTGTAGGGTCATCTTGCAGTTTCGTCATAATGCTCTTACTCATACCTAAGTCAGAGCACATTTTTCCGGGTTTAATCCCCTTCTTATCACACAAAGAGCGAATGGTTTCGTACAAAGTCCCCAAAAAGCTACCTCCACTATTGGTCATAGGAACAAAAGTACTCTAAAGGGACAAAAATGGCTTGAAAAGTTTCCTAAGGGGAACTATAATAAGACCATAGGCAGCCCTGATAAAAGTACTCTACTGGTTGTTGGCGCTTCCATTATAGTACTTTTTAGGGAACTGTCAAGAGCCTTTTGTGATAGGGTGAGGCAAACGCGCGGTTGAGAATGCGGCGGGGCGCCTTCCCGCCGTATCTCGTCACACTTTGTTTCCGCCGCGTTGCGGGTGCAGGCGAGCACCCCTCGGCGCGGTTGAACGGCTTCGTATGAGAAACGGGTGCGCTGTCCGCACCGCTGTCCGTTCAGTTACCGGGAACACAGGAAATTAGGCATGAAGCCTGCGATAGCCGAAGTGGCCTGCATGGGCATCACCCCTTTCCGCACGTGCAGCTTCATTCTATCACAAAAGGTTCTCTAATTCAAACTATTTAAATGGAGGGAATGACTTGTTTTACGAACTGCTGAAAGAAGTGTGCAAGAAGAAGCGCACGACGCCGAGCGCCGTATGCGTGGCGCTCGGAATGAGCAAAAGCAATGTGACGGCGTGGAAAGAAGGGCGAATCCCGAGCCTTTACACGGTGATGCGCATTGCGAAGCACCTGAATGTGCCGATCACTCGGCTGATCCCGAAGGAGTAAGGAGGAACAAAGATGAATTGGATTATTTTTCTTTGCGTGGGGGTCATTATCACGGTACTGTCTCTGAGGAAATGCTCGATTGATAGCTCTTGGGTTCCTTTTGCTTCCGGAATGGTCGGCATAATTATTGTGTTGCTATCGATCATAGTGATTCTTGTTGGAGTACTTCAAGTGCCTCAGTCTATTAACAACTTTACCAAGCAGAAAGCCTACATTGAAACGCATGAAGCGAAAAATGCCGTGGAAGATGCGGCACTGACGTCAAAGAAAATCGAGCTAAACGAATGGCTTTATGACGCACAGTGCAGCAAATCCAGATTTGGCAGTTGGAGCTTTTATCCTGAAAGCATTTTCGAATTGGAACCGATCGAATAAGAAGGAGGAACGCACATGACGGTCGAAGAAATGCTTGCATCGGACAAGCCGGTGCTGACACCGGCGGATATCGCGCCGGTACTCGGGCGGAAGCCCTATTCGATCAGCATTGCGGCGAAAGACCACCCCGAACAGCTCGGTTTTCCGGTCAGCCGCATCGGAACGATCACGGTCATCCCGCGGCTTTCGTTCCTGAAATTTCTTGGATACGAGGTGGAGGCATGATCGACACGTTTTTTTTCGGCGGCATCGCCGCTGCGGTGATCGCGCTCAACGGCTGCGACTTCACGACGGGGCTTGCCGTCATCGGCGCGTGCGCGGTGTGCAAGGTGCTGTATGACCTGCTGCCTTACATCGACAGGGGGTGCAGACGATGAGGCGACACGACAAGCGCACGAGAGAGCAGCGCAAGGCAGACGAGGCGATGCTTTTTGCCGGTATCTGCCTGTTGCTGGCGGCGGTGCTCATCGCGGTCTCGGCGATGATGTGATGTACTGCTGCGAATGGTGCAGGCTGACCTTTGACGAGCCCGACGTCTTGCGCAGGCGCGAGAACCTTGACGGTGAGCGCGGCGTGGAGACGCAAACGATACTATGCTGTCCCTTCTGCGGGGCGGAAGACATCGAGGTAACAAAAGATGAAGATTCAGAAGATCTCGACGCGCGGCATGAGCCGCGAAGAATGGCTTGAAGAGCGGCGAAAGAGCCTCGGCGGCAGCGACATGGGCGCGGTGCTGGGCCTGAATAAATACCGTTCGCCCTACACGGTATGGGCGGAGAAGACCGGCAGGATCGGCGAAGAGCCGGAAAACGAGGCAATGCGCGTCGGGCGAGACCTTGAGCCGTATGTGGCAAGCCGATTCGAAGAAGTGAGCCGCAAGGCGGTGCGCCGCATGAACTACCTGCTGCGCCGCGAGGATTGCCCCCATCTGCACGCCAACATTGACCGGCAAGTCCTCGGCGAAAGCTCCGGCCTTGAATGCAAAACCGCAAGCGCGCTGAACCTCAAACGCTACGAGGGCGGGGACTTCCCCGAAAGCTACTATGCGCAGTGCGTGACGTATCTGGCCGTGACCGGCTGGCAACGCTGGTATCTGGCGGCATTGGTGCTCGGCAAGGGCTTTTACTGCTACCAGATCACGACCGTTCCTGATGACTATGTTCCCGGATGGTGCGAAAGTAGCGTGTATGTCAGCCCAGAAGAGATCGAGGCGGTCAAACGGTGCGCGGAGGACTTCTGGCACGACTACGTGGAATCCGACAGTCCGCCGCCGATGGACGGTATGGAGAGCACGACGGAGACGATCACGAGCATCTACGAGGGCGGCGGCGGCGAAGTGGAGCTGTTCGGGCGCGAGAGCCTGATCGAGCAGTACCAATACCTGATGAGCCGGAAGAAAGCCATTGAGAAGGACGCGGACGCCATCAAGCAGCAGCTGATGACCGACCTCGGCGACAACGAGACGGGGTTCTGCGGGCGCTACACGGTCGACTGGAAAGGGCAGAGCCGCCAGACGTTCGATGCGAGGGCGTTTGCCAAGGATCACCCGGGCATGGACTTGAGCGGCTACTACAAAACGACAAATTTCCGCAAATTTGCGGTGAAGGAGGACAAGGAAAGATGAAGGAAGGATTGATTCAGAACGCGCAGGGCGCGCAGAAAGCGCCGCAGCAGAAACAGGCATCCGTCACGGCGTTGGTGAACGATCTGCTTGACCGCGACGGCATGCGCAAGCGCTTTGACGAGCTGCTTGGCAAGCGCGCGCCACAGTTTATTTCGTCCATCATTTCGATGGTCAATGCAGACAAGAATTTGCAGCAGGCTTTTTACGAATCCCCGATGACGGTCATTCAATCCTCGCTGAAAGCGGCGATGTTTGATCTCCCCATCGACCCGAGTTTGGGCTATGCCTACATTGTGCCATTCAAGAACTACAAGAAGGATATTGGCGCAAAAAAGATGGAAGCGACATTCATTCTCGGCTGGAAAGGTATGCACCAGCTCGCACTTCGCACGGGTGCATACAAGACCATCAACGTCGTGGACGTGCGTGAGGGCGAATTGAAGAGTTATAACCGTCTGACCGAAGAGGTTGACATTGATTTCGTGGAGGACGAGGACGCGCGCGAGGCGCTTCCTATCATCGGATACGTCGGTTATTACCGTCTTATCAACGGCGCGGAAAAGACCGTATACATGAGCGTCAAGGCCATCACCGCACATGAAAAGAAATTCCGCAAAGGTGAATATCAGGGTAAGGGCTGGCGCGATGATTGGGACGCTATGGCACGCAAGACTGTCTACCGTATCCTGATTGGCAAGTGGGGCGTTATGTCCATCGATTACCAGACGCGCGACGCGGGCAAACAGCTTGCCGACGTGATCGCCGCAGATGCGCAGGCAGAGGAAACCATCGAGGCCGAAAACTACACCGTGGACGAGGCGACCGGCGAGGTCATCGAAAGCGACGGTGACGCACAGTGAGCATGAATCGCGTGTGCCTGATGGGACGCATCGGGCGTGACTTGGAGCTGAAAAAGACGAACAGCGGCGTATCCGTTGTATCCTTCCCCCTTGCCGTTGACCGCAACGGCAAGGACGCGGGGACGGATTGGATCGATATTGTCGCATGGCGCGGCACGGCGGAAGTCCTTTGCAGCTACGCCGACAAGGGCCGCATGATCGGCGTTGAGGGGCGCTTACAGATGCGCGACTGGACGGACAAGAACGGCAACAACCGCAGAAGCTACGAGGTGCAGGCTGACAGCGTGTATTTCGCAGACAACAGGCGCTCGGAGGGTAACGATACTGCCGCGCCGCAATACGCCGTAGAGAGCGCCGCAGGCGGCTTTTCCGAGGTCAGCGAGGACGACGGCGAGCTGCCGTTTTAAGGGAGTAGTCTATGGCAAAGAGCGGGATCGATTACTTTCCGCTTGATGTCACATTGAACGCAAAGTTTGAACTGATAGAGGCAGAATTTGGCTTGACAGGATTTGGTGTAGTCGTTCACTTGCTGCAAGAGATTTACGGTAAGGCGGGTTACTACATTGAATGGACAGAGGAGGTTGCGCTTTTGTTCGCCCGCAAGGTCGGGTTGGGTGGGAGCGTCGTTTCTGAAATAATAGAGGCTTCTATCAGGCGAGGGATGTTCGACAAAGAGAAGTATGACAAGTACCACGTATTGACCTCTAAAGGCATACAAGAAAGGTACTTCGAGGCAGTCAGCCGCCGTAAAACTCTCGAAGTCGATTATAACATCCTTCTGGTTGATGTTGCCCAAATTTTGCCCAATGTTTACATTTCTGCGAAAAATGTAAACATTTTTTCAAAAAATGCTGACATCGAACGGCAAAGTAAAGTAGAGAAAAGTAGAGTAGAGAAGAGTAAAGAAGAGTACATATTATGCGCTGAGCCGCAAGCGGCTGACGCGCCGCCGGTGATTTCTTTGCCGCTGAATGACGGGACTTTTTTCGACGTGTCGGAGAACGACAGGGCCAAATGGTCGCAGCTCTATCCGAGCGTTGACGTTCTACAACAGCTCAGAAACATGGCAGGGTGGTGCGACGCGAACCCTACCAAGCGAAAGACACGCGGAGGGATTAAGCGTTTCATTACTGCTTGGCTTGCCAGAGAGCAGGACAAGGGCGGCAAAGCGCCGCAAAATAAGCCGTTTGTCGGCGGCGATGTATTCGCCGAGATGTTGGAGGAGGAAAAAAACCGTGGAAAGAGCTGACGTAATTAGCCTTTTAGGGCGATTAAAACAGGCCTATCCGCAGGCCTATGCCAAGATGACCAGAGCAGAAGCCGAAGAGCTGGTTTCCCTCTGGTTGGACATGCTGGGCAGTGAAGACCCTGCCGAGGCGATGGACGCAGTAAATGCACTGATTGCCGAGGATGCGAGGGGATTCCCCCCGAAAGTCGGCCAAGTGCTGGCAAAGATCAGGGGTACAGCTTCCCCGCACGTCTCGGTGGCGTGGATGAAGCCATACATCGAGCGGATAGCCGAACAGGAGGTATTCATGCCGAGCGTATCGCGTTATGCGAGAGAACACGGGCTGACGTGGGAAGCGGCGGATGCCGAAATGGCAGGCGGTGCGCCGTGAGCGGGTATCGCGGGGGCATTTTCAAGTGCCCGTTTTACTCGCGGGACTACCGTGACTATCTCAACTGCGAGGGTGCCCAAGTCAAGCTGCCAAAAGAGGAACTGGACGAATATACACGGCGCTACTGCGCCAACGAAGAATGGCGGCGCTGCCCGATTGCCCGGGCGCTGACGCTGCACTACGAAAGGACGGAGAACCGATGAGCGAAAGAAACAGAGACAAGGTAAAACGGCTTGAGCACGAGCTCGGCAGATACCAGAAAAAAGTCGGCGAGCTGATGAAACTGAACGCGCAGCTTTCCAAGCGCGCCAGTGGCGTTGCCGAAATCAGCATTGCAACCGACGCGCTGCTTGCACAGGTGGCGATTGCCTACGGTGAGGACGCAGTAGACCCCGACACGGGGGCGGTCATCGGCAAACGCCTGATGCTGCCGAAGTTCGACGCACGGGAAACCTATCGCAAGTACGAAGTGCATGCCAGAAGGGACGGCGAAAATTACATCATCGGCGTCGGTTTGCGGGATGATCCTGCGGACGGCAAACGAGAAGCCACCGGGGACGCACCTGAGAGCACGCAGGAGCGCTCGGAATACGAAAAACGTGAAATGACACCCGTGGAGGATAAAAACGCGCAGAGCGCGTCTCATGGCGATTTGCAGGAGACCGACGATGGCACTGACATCAGCTGACCTTGCACGGCTCGGACCGCAGGCGCAGAAGCAGGTGCTTGACAAGTTGGCAGGCATGAAGAAGCCGAAGAAGAACAAGTACGGCAACCGAAAGGTCGTGCGTGACGGCATCAAGTTTGATTCCGAGCGTGAGGCGGCGCGATTCGCCGAGCTGACAGTGCTGCGAGTGATGGGGAAGATTCGCGACCTGCGGCTGCAAGTGAATTTTACCCTCGTGGAGGGATACACGACCATAGAGGGAGAGAGGATCAAGCCAATGGTCTACCGCGCGGATTTTGTTTACGAGCGGGCGACCGAGCCAGACTGCAACGGAACGGTGCACTGGCTGCGTGAGGTCGAGGACGCAAAGGGCGCGAAAACGAAAGACTATCTGCTAAAAAAGAAACTGATGCAGGACAAGTACGGCATCACGATCCGCGAGGTGTGAGATGAGTTTTGAGCACTGCCACAGCTGCAAGCCGCCGACGCGGCACGTAGGCTGTCACGGCGATTGCCCGTACTATCAGGCGGATATCGCCAAGTACAACGAGGCGAAGGAAGAAGAAGCGCGCCAAACGCAGGAACGCGGTGCCTATTGGGGCGCGCGGCAATTTAAGACGAGGCGCTATCAACGAACGAAATGAGGGAGCGAAAAAATGACTGCAAAAGATACTGCGGAGCGTATCCGCGGACTGAGAACTGCCATCGGCATGAGCCAATCGCAGTTTGCCGCCATGTGTGGCATTGAGCAAGGGCAGCTGTGCAATTACGAGTTGGCGCGCATCATGCCGACCATCCCACTGTGCGAGCGGATATGCCGCGCCGTCGGCATCAACCTGCTCGATTTTCTGCGGGAGGATGGCGATGAGAAAAGCGGCATCCCAACCGAGGAACGCATCGGCGAGCGTGTGAAAGCCCTGCGGTTGATGCGTGGGATGAACCAGACGGAACTTGCAGACAAGTCCGGCGTCTCAGACAGAACGATTTCGTCTATCGAGCGCGGCGAGCGATACGGTATAGTCACAACGTATCTCTATCTTGCCGAAGCGCTGGACGTGTCCATCGGGGCACTGTTAGGAGGGGAATGATATGAGCCGATTTGTTATGAGCAAGACGCCATGGGAGCGCTGCCCGTATCCGGGCCTCAAAGCGGCGTTGGAGAAAACCGACTACAACCAAACCACGCTTGCCGAGTCGACCGGCATTTCGGCGACCAACGTGAGCCGGTACGTCAAGGGCGACGTGGATGTGACCGTGCGGGCGTTCCTCGCGTTGGAGGATTTGACCGGGATGACGTTCCGGGAGTTGTTCGGGGAATGCGAGGGGCGCCGATGAAGGTTTTAGTTGCTTGCGAGGAATCGCAGGAGGTATGCAAAGCGTTCCGCGCGTTTGGGCACGAGGCGTATTCATGCGACATTCAGGAGCCGTCCGGCGGCCATCCTGAGTGGCATATCCTGGGCGACGCGTTGGGGGCCATTAAGGGTGGCGCCGTTACCACGATGGATGGGGCGGCACATGATGTAGGCAAATGGGATTTGCTGATCGCGCACCCGCCGTGCACATACCTGACTGTTACTGGGAATCGCTGGTTTAACACGGAAAGATATGGTGAAAAGGCGGTCAGACGGTTGCAGTTGCGGGAAGAAGCTGCGGCGTTTTTCCTGGCCTTTGTAAATGCCAACGTTTGTAAAATCGCGGTAGAAAATCCGGTCGGATATATGTCTACACACTATCGTAAGCCTGATTGTATTATCCAGCCGTATGAATTTGGGCACCACGCAAGAAAAAAGACTTGCCTATGGCTAAAAGGCTTACCCGCTTTGCGGCCGACAAACATTGTAGATGCAGGAGATATTTTGCCAGGTGGATACAGTGTGGGGGCAAGTGCAAACTATGTAAAAGACGAGACTGGTAAGATTATGCGATGGAATGACCCGCGTACGGCAAAAGCAAGGAGCAAAACCTTCCCCGGCATCGCCAAAGCTATGGCGGAGCAATGGGGCGGAGACATTAGGGAGGACGAAGCAGAATGAACAAAGACTTAATGTTTTCATCAAGATCTGAAATGTGGGAAACACCGAAAGCATTTTTCGACGATCTCGATGAACTGTTCCATTTCACGCTGGACGCTTGCGCAACGTCAGAAAACGCAAAATGCGAACGCTATTTCACCCCAGAGATGGACGGACTGAAACAGGACTGGGACGGCGTTGTGTGGTGCAATCCCCCATACGGACGCGGCGTTGGGGCGTGGGTAGAGAAAGCGCATCGAACCGCCGAGGAATCAGACGCAACGGTTGTGATGCTGCTTCCGGCGCGGACGGATACCGCTTGGTTCCACGATTACTGCTACAACGACAAATATGCAACCATCAATTTCGTGCGTGGGAGATTAAAGTTCGGCGGAGAAAAGAACAGTGCCCCATTCCCAAGCATGGTGGTGATTTTTCGCCGACCCGCGAAAGCGCTACATTAGGGAGGCTCAGAGAGAGCTTCAAATTTTAACAAAAATCAGGAGGAATTTCATCATGAACAACAATCAGGACTATATCGTTCGCTGCGACCGCGCAGGCGTATTTTTCGGCAAGATCAAGGAGAGAAACGGCTCCGAAGTCACCATGACTGATGTGCGTAAGCTGTGGAGCTGGGACGGCGCGTGCGCCGTGGAGCAGCTGGCGCAGGACGGCACAAAAGCACCGGGCAACTGCCGTTTTACCGTGACGGTCCCGGAAATGACCGTGCTGGGGGCAATCCAGATTATCCTGTGCACGGATGCGGCATCTGCGTCGATTCGAGGCGTAAAGGAGTGGAAGAGATGACGCTTGATGAGAAGATCAAAGCCTTTCTGACTGTGAGCGACGGCTACGACTCCGGCTCCGGCTACGGCTACGGCGACGGCGACGGCTCCGGCGACGGCTCCGGCTCCGGCTCCGGCTACGACTCCGGCTACGACTCCGGCTCCGGCTACGGCTCCGGCTACGGCGACGGCTCCGGCTACGGCTACGGCGACGGCTCCGGCTACGGCTCCGGCGACGGCTACGACTCCGGCTACGGCTACGGCGACGGCTCCGGCGACGGCGACGGCTCCGGCGACGGCATTAAAAGTTTCAATGGAGAACCGGTCTATCGAATTGACGGCGTAAACACACTGATTCGCTCCATGCGCGGCAACACCGCGCATGGAGCAATCGTGAACAATGATTTGACGATCACACCGTGCTATATAGTCAAGCAGGGAAATGTTTTTGCACACGGCGAAACGCTGCGAGAAGCAATGGAGTCTCTTCGAGATAAGCTGTTTGAGGATATGCCGGAAGATGAACGCATTGCGATGTTCCTGCGCGAGACAGACGATGGAAGAACGTATCCGACGCAGTACTTTTACGACTGGCATCACCGTTTGACCGGCTCATGCGACATGGGCAGAAAACAGTTTGCCCGCGACCACGGTGTTGATCTCGAGCACGGCATAATGACGCTGGCGGAGTTTTTGGAGTTGACAAAAGACGCTTATGGCGGCGATGTGATCCGAAAAGTGATTAGTAAGATGCAGGAGGTGGAGTGATGAAGAGACTGACAAAATATCTCGCAAGCGGCGCAGCGGATTACAATTATCCGGCAGATTGCTACGGTGGCAATGATTGCAATGACCGTGCGGCAAAAAGCGCGTACAGACAGACGTGTGTGGAGCGTCTTGCAGCCTACGAGGACACGGGGCTGACGCCGGAGGAGGTTTTGCCGAAGGATAAGGCGGACGAGATCGCGCTGAAGCTTATGCGACTTGCTGATTTGGAAAGTTTTTGCAGCTATGACCGCCTGCGGGAGCTGGCCGAGGCCGACAAGGACGGGCGCGTGGCGGTGCTGCCGCGCAGGGTTGGCGATATAGTGTGGGCGAATCTTGATGGGATGCGGCACCCCCGCAAATGCGTGATAGAATATGAGCACCAAAAGAAAGCATTGGAGGCGATGAAGGATGTTTGAATTGAAACCTTGCCCTGAGTGCGGTGGAGTTGCAACCGTCATCCATATGTACGATACCTACGATAGAGCAGATTTTGGGTGGGCTGCCGGTTGTGGGAGATATAGGGCCGGTGATGGCCTCCACACAAAGAAGATGACAGTATCTGGGCTGCCCAGCAAAGAAAAAGCAATCGAAGCATGGAACAGGAGGGCGGACAATGGATGGAGGTGACAGCGATGCGAAATCCGTGTAAGGACTGCATCTATTTCCACAAAGAGAACAGGACTTGCCAGTCGAAAAAATGTGCCACTGGCGGCAGCGGAAAAGTGTCTTGGGTTGATAAGCTGTTTTGTTCTCCATGCAAAAAGAACGGAGGCGCTAAGCGATGAGGCTGATTGACGTTGATGAATTGGGTGTGGGGAGGTGCAGCAAAGATGTTCTCCCCGCGGCGTATTGTGCTGGTTGGAACGGCTTACTTGGCTTGATAGAAAAAGCCCCAACAGTAGATGCTATGGTCGTGACGCGGTGCAAGGACTGCAAGCACTATCGCAACCACCCGAACGGGCTGTGCTATTTGCACACTGAACCGAAAGAGAACAAACGCGGGTATTCCGGCGAGCTGGTTTGCGTAGAGCCGGACGATTTTTGTAGCTACGGCGAGCGGAGGTGGGAATAATAATGGCTGAGTATTTTGCAGAAAGAACGTGCGATGTGTGTGGAACCAGAGTTGCAGTCAAAAAAAGGTTGTTCTTCAAGACGTATTACGACTATACAAGGATTCGCTTCAACGGAAGAAATGAGCGAGCTATCTTGTGCCAAAAATGCTATGCGGACATGGTGCTGGAATTGCGCGAAAAGCTTGAGGGAAAGAACCATGCTGACGATCACGATTAAAGCCAATATTCCCGCCGCCGATGCGCAGGGCATCAAGGAGCGCATCGCAATGGACATTGAGCGCTATGGAGACTGTAAGGTCGTGAGCATCGTGAGCGACCGGGGACGAGAAGAACAGCTACGAATGAAAGGAGCCAAATTATGAGCATCAACACCAAGAAGTACACCAAAGACCAGATGGCGAAGATGGTGGAGGACGCCGCCGAAAGGCAGGAAGCGGCGGAAGCCGAGGCGGCGGAACATTTTAAGGCCGGCGTAAAACTGGCCGAGGAAAATGAAAAGCTGCGCGGAGAGATCGGCACGCTGACGGAAAAGCTCACCCAGATGCACGGCGAGGCCATCACCCGCGAGAACGTGATCGCAAAGCAGAAAGCAGACGCGGACTGCCTGCGAAACAATCTCGATGCCACCGAGGCGGCACTTGGGCGGGCGAATGCGTGCATTGCTACCATGAAGGTGGAAAGAGACCAGCAAACGAAAGACCTTTTCGCATGGCGGAAAAGCGCGCAGAATCTGCATGACGACCTTTTGAATGCACGAGAGCGCGCACACTATGCAGAAGCCCACCCATGGAAAACCCTGTGGACGTGGCTCAAAAGGAAGCTCAAAATGGCATAAGAAGAGGCAGGGCGAAAGCCCTGCTTCTTTTTGCTGCGGGAGAGAGGGGAAGGAGGGATTATAGGGGGGATAGGGAGAGAGTGCTATACGCAGGATGTATCTATGTTGTGTGTATGTAACTATACAGAGGAGAGCGCAGAAAGGGAAGAGAAAGTTTCCGCGCCCGTGGTGAGAAATAAAAGATGTCGTGTTACCGTCGGAAATAGGAAGCTCGGTTCTCCGAGCGGGGATAAGAATGCTGCGCGATAAGGCCGAGGACGGGGGGCTTGCAGCATAAAAAAGAAAGGCGGTGGCGGCATGGCGAAAATTGGGCATCCTCCAAAATATGCGACGGTTGAAGAAATGCAGGCCGTCATTGACCGATACTTTGAAGATTGCAAGGGTGAGCCAATCATCGGGGACGACGGGATGCCGATTCTCGACAAATTCGGGCAGCCGTTTATCATTCATCAGCGACCGCCGACGGTGACGGGGCTGGCGCTCGCGCTTGGATTTACAAGCCGTCAAGCGCTGCTGAACTATCAGGCGAAGAAAGAGTTCGTTGACACGGTTACGCGCGCGAAGTCCCACATCGAGGCTTACGCAGAGGAACGCCTCTTCGACCGAGACGGTCAGCGTGGCGCGGAATTCAGCCTGAGATACAACTTCCGCTGGGTAAATGACGAGAAAAAGGACGACGGCGGAGAGAGCGTGTGCGGGGTGGCAGAGCTGCCCGCGGTAATGCCTGTTCCGCAGGACGCGGGAGGTGATGCAAATGGCGAAGCGTAGCGTGGTATGGAAGCCGCAGCCCAAGCAGGCACTCTTTATGAGCCGATGGGAGGATGAGGCTCTATACGGCGGCGCAGCCGGTTAGGCGGGGGGAAATCCGATGCGTTGGTCATCGAGGCATTGCGGCAGGTGGATATCCCGTATTACAAGGCGATCATTCTGAGAAAGACCTTCCCGCAGCTTGCCGAGCTCATTGACAAGACGCTGAACTACTACCCGCGTATTTATCCGGGCGCGCGCTACAACGGCAGCAGCCACACGTGGACATTTCCGAGCGGGGCGAAAATACTCTTCGGCTCGATGCAGTACGCAAAGGACAAAATCAAGTATCAAGGCCAAGCGTATGACTTTATTGCATTCGACGAGCTGACCCACTTTACGTGGGAGGAATACAGCTACCTCTTTTCCCGCAACCGACCGAACGGGCCGGGGACGCGTGTATACATCCGCAGCACGGCGAACCCCGGCGGCGTGGGGCACGGATGGGTCAAGGAACGTTTCATCACGGCAGCGCCGCCGATGAGGACCATCCGCGAGGATGCGGTCGTGCGCTTTCCGGATGGGCACGAAGAACATCGGCAGAAGAGCCGAATCTTCGTGCCGAGCACGGTATTCGACAATAAGATACTGCTCAAAAACGACGACAGCTATTTGACGCGCCTTGCGTCAATGCCGGAGGCAGAAAAGAACGCACTGCTCTACGGCGATTGGGATACGTTCTCCGGGCAGGTGTTTACCGAGTGGCGCAATGACAGCGAACACTACCGCGACCGCATCAATACGCACGTCATCGCGCCGTTTCATGTGCCGAAGGAGTGGCCGATCTGGTGCGCAATGGACTGGGGCTATTCAAGGCCGTTTGCCATCGGCTGGTTTGCGGTCGACCAAGACAGGAGGCTCTACCACATCCGGGAATATTACGGCTGCACGGGCACGCCGAACGAGGGCGTGAAGATGGAGCCGACGGCGGTTGCCCGCGAGATGAAGCGCATTGAGGCAGAAGACCCAAATCTCAAGGGGAGGAGCATCTTCCGTGTGGGCGATCCCGCCATTTGGGGTACGCAGGGCACGGAGAGCATCGGCGCTCTCTTTGAGCGCGAGCGTGTCTACTTTGAGAAGGGGGATAACGCCCGCATCGACGGTAAGATGCAGCTGCACAACCGATTCGCGTTCGATGAGAACGGCGTTCCGATGCTGTATATCTTCGATACGTGCAAAAATTTCATTCGCACGGTGCCAAACCTCGTTTACGACGAAAAGGACGTTGAGGACGTGAACACCGAGCAGGAGGATCATATCTACGACATGACACGCTATGTGTGCATGGAGAATCCCATTGCGGCACGGGTAAATAAGCCGCCGAAGCTGGTCTCGTACGACCCGCTGGACATCAATACGCCGAGCTACGACAGATACGCGTGGTTCCAACACAACTGACAGGAGGGGAAGACATGGCAGGGACGAGAAAATTCCCGCAGACGCAGCAGCAGGCCGACGCGGCTGGCGCTGCTGCGATGTTGGATGCAAAGGCAGAAGCGCCGCTTGTAGGCGCATTCCGCGACAGCGACGCGGCGATGAGCAGCGGCGTAGCCATCGGCAGCAAGGATATCGGTGACGCCGTAGAAACGCTGCAAAAGTACAAGCAGGGCAAGAGCAACTTCGAGAATCGCATTATCAGCGAGGAGCGCTGGTGGAAGCTGCGGCATTGGGAGGATATCCGACGCGGGGCGAAAGATGCGGGGGAATCGCCCGAGCCTGCGAGTGCATGGTTGTTTAACTCGATCATGAATAAGCACGCCGACGCGATGGACAATTACCCCGAGCCCGTATGCCTGCCTCGCGAACAGAGCGACGAGGAAAGCGCGCAGACGCTCTCGTCCGTGCTGCCGGTCATCATGGAATACAACGAATTTGACAGCACATACAGCTTCGAGTGGTGGGAAAAGCTCAAACACGGTGTGGCAATCTACGGCGTGTTCTGGGACAAGGAGAAAGACAATGGGCTCGGCGACATCGCTATCGAGGGTATTGACCCGCTGAATATCTTCTGGGAGCCGGGGGTTGAGGATATCCAGAAGAGCCGCAACGTGTTTACGGTGGCGCTCGTCGACCGCGACATCATCGAGGACGAATACCCGCAGTTTGCGGATAAGCTCAGCGGCAGCAGCATTGAAACGGCGAAATACGAGTACGACGACACGGTGGACACGAGCAACAAGGTCGCCGTGATCGACTGGTATTACCGCAAGAGGACCGCAGACGGGCGAACGGTGCTGCACTACGCGAAGTTCATCGACGAGGAGCATATCATCTACGCCAGCGAAAATGACCCCGAATATGCGGAGAGCGGCTTCTACGAAGACGGCGAATATCCGTTCGTGTTCGACGTGCTGTTCCCCGAAAAGGGCACACCTGCGGGATTTGGATATACGGCCATTGCAAAGGATCCGCAGCTCTACATTGACAAGCTGTGGGGCAACATCCTCGAAACTTCAATGATGGGCAGCAAGCGCCGGTATTTCGCGAGTGAAAGCCTGAACATCAACGAAGAAGAATTCCTTGACTGGCGCAAGCCGATCATCCACGTGTCCGGACAGATCGACGAGAGCAGGCTCCGCGAGGTAACGACGCGCCCGCTCGATTCCATCTACGCGAATATCGTGCAGATGAAGATCGACGAGATGAAGGAAACGAGCTCAAACCGCGACGTGTCCAACGGCGGCACATCCAGCGGTGCAACAGCTGCGGCGGCTATTTCTGCACTGCAGGAGGCGGGCAACAAGGCGAGCCGCGATATGATTTCGGCGTGCTACCGCGCGCAGGCGAAGATCGTGAAGCTGTGCATCGAGCGCATGCGGCAGTTCTACGACGCAGCGCGCACTTTTCGCATCACGAATGAAATGCCCTACGAGTATGCGCAAATCGGCGTGAACGAGATTGGCGATCAGGTGACGGGCGTGGACAGCCTCGGCAATGACCTGTTCCGCAGACCGGTCTTTGACATCAAGATCAAGGCGCAGAAGAAGAATCCATTCTCCCGCGCAGAACAGAACGAGCGGGCGAAAGAGCTGTATTCGCTGGGATTCTTCTCCCCAGACAGGGCGCAGGAAAGTATGATCGCGCTCGACATGATGGATTTCGAGGGCATCGACAAGATCAAGAGCCAGGTCAACGAGGGCGCGACGCTCTACAACGTCGTGCAGCAGCAGAGCGAGCAGTTGCAAAAGGCTCTCGCGGTTATCCAGCAGCTTACGGGACAGGACATGGGCATCGGAATGGCGGGAGGCACGCAGAGCGGCGGCTCGACACGTAAGAGCGGCAGCAGCGGCGGAATTGAGAGCAAGAACGCCGACGCGCAGAGCGCGCAGACACCGTACATGCAGAAGCTTGCCGAACAGTCTAAGCCGAACATGGACGCGGGCAGCAGCGCGGCGATGCCGGGGGGTGTAAGTGCATGACAATGGTTCGCATCGAGCACGAAATCGGCCGCTACATGATCCTGTGCGAAGGCCATTCGGCGGACGAGAAATGCTGCAACTACATTACTGGTGTGATGTACGCTTTCGGTGGCTATGTGAAGAACATGGAAGCCGATGGAGAGTGCGAGGTCTATGGCTTCGAGATAGACGATGGTGCGCCGCGCTTCCTTATCCACTGCGGCGGTGATGAGCGCATCAAGGCGGCATTTCTTGCGGCCTGCATCGGGCTCAAGCAGCTTGAGGTCACGAGGCCGGACGCGATCTGCGTGCACGCCAAAGAAAATTGAAAAAATTTTTCTCACCCGTGGTGAGTTGGAAGAAGCCGCATGTTACGCTTTAGGCGTGCGAGTGGCTTCCTCCTATTCATACGCCCGCGAGGGAGGGGCGGCGTTTTTCTTCATCTTTTCGCCGCTCTCCCCCTCCCCTGCGGGCAATGGGAAGCGCTGCACGGCCTACACGGAGGGCCGAATATCCGCGATTTGACAAGCAGGAGGGATACCATGAACCTCAAAACCACGCTTCGCGTGATCCTGAGCCTCTTTGACGGCGGCGCTGCCGCTGCTGGGGCCGCTGCCGGTGCATCGGGCGGCGCTGAGGGAGGCGCAAGCGCACAGGGCGATACCACACAGGCAAGCTCTTCTCCCACCCGGAAGGGCAAAACGGGCGAATACGCCAACGTCGTGTTCGGCAAGCAGGAGACACCTGACGATACGGGGACCTCTTCTGGTGAGCCGAAAGGCGAGGGCGCGAAGATGCAGCAGCACGACGCCGGGGCTGCGGAAAAAGGCGGGGAAGACCTGAAAAAGGAGTTCCTTGACCTCGTAAACGGCAAGTACAAGGACGTGTACACTGCGGAGACGCAGCGCATCATCAACCGCAGATTCGGCGAAGAGAAAGCCAAAGACCAGAAGATCGCCGATTCGCAGCCCATTATCGATACACTGATGCGCCATTATGGCGTGTCGGACGGCGATATGAGTAAGCTGCGTGAGGCTTTTGAGGGCGATGCGGCGCTCAACAGCGTGCTCTACAACGCGGAAGCGGAGAGTATGGGCATGAGCGTTGAACAGTACCGCGAGTATGCACGGATGCAGCAGGAAAACGAAGCGCTCAAACGTCAGGAAGAAGACAGACAGCGCCAGCAGAAAGCCGACGAGACTTATAACGACTGGATTCGTCAGGCGAGCGAGCTGGTCGGAACGGCGGACGCGCCGGGAGAGTACCCTGACTTCGACCTCAAGCGCGAAGTCGCAGAGAATCCGCGCTTCATTGCGATGCTGCGCGCTGGCGTTCCTGTAAAAGACGCTTACGAGGTATCCCATTTAGGCGACATTCAGGCTCGTAGCGCGGCGAAAGCTGCGGCGGAGATGGAAAAGCGCGTGATGGACAACGTCCGCGCGAAAGGAATGCGCCCGAACGAGAATGGAACCACTTCCCAGCCGGGGGTCATTGTCAAGAGTGACCCGAGCAAATTCACGAAGGCCGACCGCGCAGAGATCGCAAGGCGCGTGCGGCGCGGCGAGCGTATCGTATTCTGATGCCCGCCTAATTTACCGACTGCAAGAAGGGAGACAAAACTCTATGAAGAAGTTCAAAAACATTTTCATTCTGCCCGTCATTCTGAGCCTGTTTGAGGGTCAGACGAACGTGACGACCGATGCCGGTCTCTCGGGCGAGATGAAGACCTACTACTGCGACACCCTGATCGACAACGCCGAGCCCGAGCTGGTGCATGACCGCTTCGCGCAGAAGCGCAACATCCCCAAGGGCAAGGGCAAGGAGATCGAGTTCCGCAAGTATGATCCGCTGCCTAAGGCGCTCACGCCCATCACCGAAGGCGTGACCCCCAAGGGCCGTAAGCTGTCCATGACCACGCTGACCGCGCAGGTCGACCAGTACGGCGATTTCGTCGAGATTTCCGATATTCTCGACCTGACCGCCATCGACAACAACCTGCAGGAAGCGACGGTGCTGCTCGGCTCTCAGGCGGGCCGCACGCTCGACACCATCACCCGCGAGGTCATCAACGGCGGCTCTAACGTCCAGTACGGCGAAGGTCAGGTGACGGGCCGCCATCTGCTCGTTGGCGGCGAGACCACGGGCAACCACTATTTCACGGTGCGCGCCGTCCGCAAGGCGGTTCGCTTCCTGAAAACCATGAACGCCCCGCGCTATGAGGGCTCCTACTGGGCCATCATTCACCCTGACTGTTCCTACGACATTCAGGATGACCCTGACTGGAAGCGTCCGCACGAGTACAAGGATACCAGCAACATCTACGACGACGAGATCGGCAAGATCGCTGGCGTCCGCTTCATCGAGACGACCGAAGCGAAGGTGTTCCACGCGGACGATCTGACCGAGGGCGCACGCGACCTGACCGTCAAGAGCGCATCCGGTAAGGTCCTGACCGTAAACGAGACCATCACCACTGCCGACGCTGCAAAGCTGGCTGGACGTGAAGTCGTCATCGATGGTGCGCTCCTTGAGATCGAGAGCGCCTCGGCCGCGGCTGCTGGCAGCGCGACGATCACGCTGAAAGAAGCGCCTGCTGTCACCCCGACGGCGTCGACCGCCATCTATCCGGGCGAAGCCGGTGCGAAGGGCCGCAACGTCTACTCCACCCTCATCATGGGCGCGGAGGCTTACGGTACGACCGAGCTGACCGGCGGCGGTCTTGAGCACATCGTCAAGCCGCTCGGCTCTGCCGGTACGGCTGACCCGCTGAACCAGCGTGCAACCGTCGGCTGGAAGGCAACCAAGGTCGCCGAACGTCTGGTTGAAGCGTATATGATTCGCGTGGAAACGACTTCCACGTTCGATGAGACCCCGCTGACCTAACCACCAAGGGGGCGGCTGTGAACGCCGCCCCCGCTATTGAAACGGAGGAAAGACCGATGAGCGAAGCGAAGAACGCCGTTGCGGCTGTGAACGCCGCCCCCGCAGGCGAGGAGTACGTCAGCGTCCGCCTGTTCAAGGACAGCGGCAAGTACAAGGATGACCTGCTGGTGTGCGTGAACGGCGAAAGCTGCCTGATCCAGCGCGGCGTGACCGTGCAGGTCAAGAGAAAGTTCCTGTGGGCCATCCAGAACCAGATGAGACAGGACGCCTCGACCGCGAATCTCATTCAGACGATGAGCAGCGACTACGTTGAGAGCGCGAAGGCCCACAACGCGTAAGTGAATACGACCGCGAGACACGAAAAATGAGTTGCGACACGGCGCAGCAAGGGACGAAAAAGTCGCTCTTGCTGCGCCGTTTTCCATAAGAGAGGTGACAACATGGTTATTGAAAATGCTTACGCGCTCGAAGAGATCAAGCTCGGGCGCAGGGGCGAGAATCAGGCGCGCAAGGTCGTCTTTGACGTGCTGGGAAAGTGGCGCGAGGGCTATGGCGAGGGCGTGGCGAGCCTGATTGTGCAGCGAAACGGCGATGCGCAGCCGTATCCCGTGACGGTGACAGAAGAAGACGGCGCGCTCGTGTGGCTGGTATCGAGTGTTGATACGGCGGTGGCCGGTGAGGGCGCGGCAGAGCTGCGCTATACCGTTGGCGATACCATTGTGAAGAGCCAGATATATAAAACACGCGTGCGCGAAACGCTGGAAAACAGCGGAGAGGCACCGCCTCCGGCCTATCAAAGCTGGGTCGATGAAGTTTTGCGGGCGGCGGCGGATGCGGAGACGGCGGTTTCCAAGATGCCATACGTCGACGAGACCACGGGCAACTGGTTC